CCTTGTTATTCCTCCTTATCGATTTCTTCGATTACGTTGTTGATGCGCTTCTTCAGCCACTTCGGAACTGGAACACCCATCTTGTCTAAATTCTCAATAATGCTCGTAGCCTCCATGAAGACCAAATATAGAGCATAGATAGCAGATAAGTCTACCGGTAACGCCAACGCCTGCTGAACAAACCAGACCAGCATTAACGCTAACAGTTCAGACCCTTTGTGAACTCCACCAATTCTTAGCATGGAGCTTTTGACTTCATTGTGGACCCATGCGTTTAGGAACCCAGTTACAAAGTCACCTAACATAAAAATAAGCGGCAGAAGTACCGTCCAGTACCCTGCCGTAAATTGAATATCCTGTAATTGCATTTATTCCTCCGACCCTTCGATTGACTCTTCCTCAACCGGTTCTACTTCTTCCTGTGGCTCAACAGGAGGTGTATTCTTCTCGTCGATTTTCTGCTGAATTTCGGCTAAATCTTCCTCAAGAAGTACACCTTTTTCAAACCAACCTGTCGCATTTAGAATTACTTGATAATCTGCTAATTTACCGATTGCGTTAAGAAGTCCTTTCATAATAAATTTGCGTAAACTAAACATATTTATTCCTCCTATACATTTCCGCCTAATGAAACAATCGCATTTGTTAGTTTTTCGATAACTTTACTAATATCTGCTCGATATGATAAATCCATACTTCCATCACTCACGATTGTATTGCTACCTAACAGAGTCTTTACTTCGGTTGGTGTTAATTGATAGGTTATAGGTGTCACTAACGTATAAACCAATTGACCATTTGGAGCATTTTCACGGCTATCACTGTTAACAAATACAAATCCTCCTGTGGTTTCGTATCCGCATATGACAGTGCTTCCGTAAGAACTACCATATGACCTAACACCATATCTATCAAATAAAATGTAAGGTGAAGCAACATCGTTTGAATCGGCATTCTTAATCTGTCCAATCAATCCGTTGGTTCGCCATGTGTTAGCATTAGTGATTGCTGATACTAATGTCCACGTCAAACTTCCTAAATCAACAAACTTCTTGTCCACAACCAACTCCCCTGTCGTAACATTCAAGCTACCGCCATATACAGTTCCTATACTGCTAGGGAATGTGATGGAGTATTCTGTCGGTTCTATATAAGGCTCCCACATTGATTCAAAGAGTTCGTTTCCACTTACAAAGTTAACAGGAAGGCTCTCGTAGTTTGTTGTATCCACAGTAATCATTACACGTACGTTCGTGTTTCTAATCGCATCATTCGTAGCGATTGCCACCTTCACATAAACTGGATTGATTACGGTTATCTTGGATTTTTTCGTGCCGTAATTCATTTTCTTGTCTGTAACGATATCACTACCTGTTGTTTCAACATCGGCATAAGCACCCGTACCATCAACACTATATATCACAAAAGAATTGAATGACGTATTTGCCGAAGCGACATATACGTAGTACGTTCCTTCCCGCAATAAAATAGGGTCTGTATCTTCCCGAGCGGTAACAATTTTATCGAAATCAACTAAATTCTTCCCTGTCCTCTTCACCGTCACTCCATCATATCCAGTAATCGGGCAGATGTTTTCATAAGGTGTCCATTCAGTTGGAGCGGGGGCCTCATATACTGATATACGAATAGTTTCCGAGTAGGTTTGACCATCTGTTCCGTTCATAGCTATGGCAATCGACTTCTCGGATTCTGTGCGTAAGCCATATGTCCTATTTAGGGTAACCAAGTTATCGCCGCTGATATGCTCAGTTAAAAACACATAGCCTTTTCCGCTTAAACTGTAATCCGCATACGAGATCGGAGCGACCGTACCGGAATATGTTAAAGTGCCAGATATGGTTACCTCACCTTCACTCGAGCCTTTTGTAAACGTCATCCCGTAATGTCCAGCCGAACTAACCGTTACCTTTTCCCAATCCAGTTTATTCTTCCCTGCTCCACCAATCCACGGATGGTCGTAACCATGTAAATCCTGTTTCGGAACTAAATTAACTGATAAGTTCTTTACAGGTACGCCATCTGCCCCATCATCAATTGCAATGGGGTTCCCCGTTTCTGATCGCACAACATATGTCGTGTTAAATAAATCATCCACTCTTTCCCTTGCGGTCGTATCGCATAACGGAATTCCCATCAACGATTTTAATTCGTCAGCCATAAATTAATCATCCTTTCACGATCATTAGCATTCCATCGCCATTATCGTCAACACGTAAATAAAGTGATAGACCATTCACGGTATCCTCTAAATCTCTAACGTTTGTAGTTAATGCGTTGACTTTTTTAGTTAATGCGGTGTAATCACTAGGAATACTAGCGTTAACCGCTTCACCTGTGGCTTGAATTTCGGAAATTGCATCGTTTAGCTCGTCAACAATCTCTTGCTTCTGGTCTGGAATATAACTCGTCAAACCTTGATCGATGCTGTTCAAAGCGTCGATAATATACGTCCAGTTGCCCGGTCCACCAACTTTCTTATCAATGGAGTTCAGCATATTCATGTGATACTTTAATTCATTAGCCATAAATATACCTCCTATTTAATACCATAAAGGAATGCTATTTGATGCGCTCCACCACTGGCAATTTTAACCGTAGTATCTGTAGCAAACGATAAATATGCGACATACTCGTTGTTGCCTTGGTGATATGCGGCCTGCCAGTTATTCGATATCGATTGCGAACCTCTCTCGGTATACGGCCCGTCTGTCAGCCATCCTAATGGAAGAATTGCCGTCTGCAATATACGACAGCTGGTACCATTGGTTCCTACGCCGAGCAACAGAGCACGATAACCTGAAATATCTATGTTAGAACTAGTTTGATTATAATCAGTACCGCTGAACTTACCCAAAAATACTAAATCGGCAAACGGATCAAACGCCAATTTGTCCTCAGAAATAACCCCCGAGGCAATTTTAGCATTTGTAACCGCAGAGTCTTTGATTTTAGCGGTTGTCACAGCATTGGATGCAATTTTAGCTTCAATTACAGAATTAGTGTCTAGTTTGGTTGCAGAAATAGATCCAGTACCGATTTTGTCTCTGGTTACAGCACCGTTTGCAATCTTATTAGCTGTAATAGCACCGTCCTGCACAGTAGTACTAGCCTCAGGATGAGCATCCATCCAATCCTGTGCCGAAGAATATGCTGTCTGTTCTACAGTTTCCAGCTGCTTGGGAGTAAGACTCCCGATGGTGGTACCATAGAACGGATTCTCCTTCACGTCTATGCGGAATCTGAATGTACTAACGACCGTGTCTCCAGAATATACCTCAAGTATGGCCTTAGCCACACCCGGGACGTCAATCAGCGCAGTGTAATCGTCGCTAGGATCAATCACAACCTGGGCCATGTCAGCACCAAGCTTCAGCACTTCGCCCTGCGCCCAACCTTCCATACCATCAGCACGCTGAACTTTTAGGACTGCGCTAACGTCTGAATTGTCTAAGTTATCAATCTCTGTTAAATATGTAACAATCAAGCCACGAGCAGTATCGCCCTGCATGACATCAATCGAAGGAATCGTTGAGTCAAATACAAGGTCGACACTTATGTGGTTATAAACTTGTATCGCCATTAAATATCCTCCTTAATCTCTGCTAATGTAACGTCTGTAATACGCTTAGTAATGAGATCATACTCAATTTTGTCAAGATAAAACCCCTCAACTGTATCTGAGACGTTACCTGTGAAATATATCCTGTCGGAGAGCTTAAGCTTAGAAGTCAATTCTTCATTGTCTAAAATATAAGCAATCTTAATGTCTAAATCGACGGTTGGCTTGCGGATTGAAGTTTTACGAAGGTCTTTCTTAGCCCTATTCATCAGTGCCCTATTAAGATGAGCCGGTGAAGAATATACGTCGTATTCAGACAACGATGCGTCCGCTTGGTCCTCAGTCCAAATAATTTCAGGGTATTCCATGTACTTAACCCTGTGAAATTGATACTTCTCATAGAGATTCTCAAAGTAATCTGTGTCACCTAGAGTAACTACTCCGTTAACTGTACCTGGATAATCTGTTGGTAACATACGGTCGTTCGCACCAATTGGCACAATGCCAGTATACACTTCCTCCATGTCTACTGTCTTCTCCTGTGACGTTACCAACCTCGGTGAGGAAATATAATACTCAACTGGCTTGCACCACGACTCTGAGTAATCGCCACCAAAATAACATGTCAGATTGTTATAGATTGCCGTGACGTGGGCCTGCTCACACTCTTCCCATTTAGAGACCATGGAATAATCTGAAGTTCCAAATAATATCTCAATAAGGTTCAGCTGTTCCCAGTGGGCTAATGTCACGGTCTCTGAACGATGAAACTGGAACGACTGCCTAGAAGCTGCGGCACTGGGTAACACTCTTCGCTGAGATATGCATAACTGACGATATGGAATTGTACCTCCAGCTACGTCAGGATAGTAGTGCTCTTCAGCTGTGAATGCCAAGCAGTATCTCGGGTCCAACTTACTTACAATGTTCCAATAACCCGGATATGGTGACTGCTCAATCTTCCATCGTTGGTTATTACCTGAATGGTCTTCAGACTGGGTGACCTGCCGTTCTTCAGCAATTACCTCGCCCAAAATATCCAACGGCATGATTGACTTTTCATTCCATAGCTGAAACCAGTCACCATCGGAGTCAGGCGTCATGTAATATCTCTGTGCCAATGTTCTATTCATCGGGTGAGATACAATACGAGCCCCGGGGTTCATGTTCTGTTGATAAACGTCAATAGCCTTGGTTTGGTCATAATGAGGGATAATCAAATATGAATGGAACCTATCAGGCTTTGCCGTGTTATCATAGCCTTGAGCGCCCTCCAAAATATAATTTTTCTTTGGGTTAGCTTTCGTAATTAACTCATTCAAAGTCTCAATGGCCTTAGCCCAAGTAGACACCTGTGTGAATTCAGAGTCAGTGACTAACACTTCTTTTTGACTGAGATGGAAAATATCAATGCCGTAAACCGTATAGGTTCGTTTCTTACGGTTGTACTTCCAGTAAACCACACTAAAGAGCTGGTCATTGGCATGAGTCAAGTCGACCTTAACGTATGCCTCGTTAACCATCTGGTAGCCAAGCATGTCCGCTTCAGGAAATTCAATCTCAACAGACCATTCTTTGTTACGTTCCATTGTTACTTTAGCTTTGATTGGTCGACGAATTACGACGTCACCAGCCTGAGCAACCATGTCTTCAACGGCATACTCGTTCAAATATAAGTTAATCATCGCTTGCTGAACCTCCGGTAAAGTTCGACATTAAATCCAACATTACCCGACGGTTTGAACGTTAATGTCGTATGGCCAGAAGGTAGATAGAACGAATCAAATCTGCCCCTTAGTATCTTGTTGCACCATTGGCTTGTGCCATCTGTATAAACCTGTCTGATAGTGTACTCGTCAGGATTAATTTCAACATAATCAACCGTCTTCCCGTCAACAAGAGACACGAAAGGTTTAGTCAAAGTAGACTCAAAGTTTGTAACACTATTATGCACAGCCACGTCTTCACCACTATTAACGTAATGCAGCAAATATAACGGACTGGACGAGTCATACGGGTTGTGAATTACCTGCTGTGTTTGAGCAGAATTTCCAACCGTAATATCAAAAGGCCTGTCGTAGAATCTGGAAATATACTGATATGTGTGCGCAACAACACTAATACCTACAGTAGTCATTTGCCCCATAACACGCTGTTCGAAGCTGACTTGGATGAATTTCACTTTCCAGAAGGTTTCGGCATCATCGTCAGGCAAATATAATTTTCCACTAGTCACCTTAAAGTAATCTTGGATCGTAGCAGCAACTCTTTGCCACTCATCAGGTTCTTCAGCAGTAAAACCGCAATTCAAAGAGAAAGACCGGTCCTGAAAATAACCGGCCTCCTCGTAGTATTTAGTTCCATCACCCAAATCCGTAGTGTATACCACCGGACTAACTGGAGGAATCACAGGACGTGACGCAACTTTAATGATTTTGTTAATATCAATAGTCTCTTGGACCTGGCCATCACCAATGTACTTAATTGAATACATCTATGCTTCCCCCTTTCCAAAGTCACTAAGCAACTTACGAATTGATGTGATTTCTTCAACTGTATCAGTAATAACATTACCGTCAAGCTCTTGAGGCTGCAATGCGATCTTGAGCTCAACACTTTCAAGTTTGTCAATAAGTTCATTTATCTTAGTAGTAACTGATTTGTTACTATTAACAATTTTGTTAGTCATTCCGTCAATATCGGAACCTAAACCGCGAATATCAGCACGAATTGGGATTTCGAGTCCTGTTCCAACCCCCGGGATTTTTTCCAGATTTGAAATATCAAGCACTGGTGTTACAGTAGGTCTCATAGACATGCTATCCATTGCAGTTTGAGCAGTGTCGATTGAAGATTGTGCCATGGCTGCAGTTGCTCGAACAACGTCTGCTCTAAGTGACTCAATACCGATTACGAAGCCCATTGTGGTGTACATACCAATTTCCTTGAACACCTTCGAAGGTGACGCTTGTTTTAATCTTTCCTTTGCAGCATTGATTGCGTCTTCGGCAATTTGTCTAGCAGCGTTCTGTACAGCGACACGAGAAGCAAACGACCTGATACCATCGGCCAAACCTAAGCCACTGTTTGCACCAACGCTCTTCCAGTCAAAGCCTTTCCATGTAGCATCAGCAGCAGTTGTCAGCGTTGTAACACCATTCTGAATATCAGTCTGTCCGCTTTCAATGCCACTCTTCATTGCACCGATGACTTCATTACCTACAGTAGAACCCAAGTCCGTACCACCAGTAACGGTCATCATTGAAGATATGTCAACGTTTTGAGGTTGGGCATTAGCGGTCCAATCCATTGACGTGAAGCTACTAACCTTATCCTGGATACCATCAAGGTTACCTGCAGAATTCACCATGTCCATGATGTTTCCGTCAAATATACCAGCGAATTCTGTCTGACTAGATAGGTTATCAGCACTCCATGCCTCATCTTGCTTCTTTACAGCTTCTTCAGTAGTTGCCTTAAGTTCTTCGCCCTCTTGCTCAGTAGTTGACTTAGCAGCTTTGAATGGTGCGGCTGCTTTGTTCTTCGCCGCTTCTTCTGCTCCAGTGTCGTCTCCACCGCCAAATAACCAGTTTTTAATTGAGTCAAAAGGATGTGTCACTGTGTTAATAACACCGTCGACAGCATTTTGTATTCCCTTTTTAATACTATCGCCTAGCGAGCTAAATGCTTTACCGACACCTTTACCGATTTCATTTGGTAAAGCAGGTAAGCGACTACGAACCCAGTTGTTAAACGCAGTTACGATCGTACCTAAAAATGTTACCACGGCAGTAACGACACCAATGGCCAGGCCACCCAACATAGCACCAACGGCTTGGCCCATCGCGACACCAATACGAGGTGCATAAGCTACAACCTCAGAAGCAAATTGCTCTAGTCTTTCTACAAATTGAGCAGCAGTAAGCCCGTCCGCAGCGTTCCGAATATAAACAACCAACGCCACCAAAGCAGCGCCTATCAAGAACACCACTGCTACAATTATTGCAAATTTAGTTAATACGGCGTTTAACAGCATCAACCCAGATGCCAACTGTGGGACGAATCCAATCAAAGCCGCCGCTACTAATAACATAGCGAGCACTGCTAAAATTGCCTTACCGGCCTTTATTAATGCATCCGAGTCAATCAATGATAATACCGCCATGCTTCCAGCAACTAATGCTACGCCGAATGTTAGCTCTAATAGCGCCCTACTAGTCCCAGAAACCTTGGCAGCAATCATCCCGATGACCATAGCTACCGCAACAATTGCTAGCATCTCTAACATAACGTCTCTAGCTATTGCTGTATCAATACCAGATAGGATTTTTATTGATGAAGCGATTAATAAGAACGCGACACCAAGAGCTGCAAATGTTCTACCAAGTGATTTTATAGTTCCTTCAGCACCAGTACCTTGAAGTCCTTTGGCAACAAGACCTATAACAACCAATAGCGCTAGAACACCTAAGAATATCTCTCCCATGAGGAACAGCATTCCTTGTATTGCAAAACTGTCGTTCAATATTCCGCTGGATACTATTGTATTAAATACATAAGCCACCGCCATAAATAACGACGCAATACCGACCATTGTCCAGCCAATGTTGCCCTTGTTCAGTTGCGCAGCAGCCTTAGACAGCACCCTGCCTATGACGTAAACACCAGCAGCTAAACCAACAACAATACCAACTGCCATGGCAATTGTATTAGCGTCTAGTGTCTTTAGCACCTCTAGCAAAGAGAATACCAGCATGATTGAACCAACCAATACTGCGATACCTATTGCGAACAAGAATATGGATGCCGCAGCCTTCAAAAGCTCTCCACCCAGTGTATGCCGTGATAAGAACGATACAAAGGCGATGAAGATTCCAAATATAAATAATACTGCAGCCATAAAGCCGAGGTCTTCGATACTTTGTATGGTTGTCAACGCTAATAGCAATGTTGACAGCGCAAATGAGATCATTAGGATACCAGCACCTAATGCAATCATACCTCCAAGGTTCTTAGCACTCTCGCCCATGAGCTTAGATATCAGAGCAAGCGCAGCGAAGACACCAACGATGGTTCCAGCCGCTACAGCTAACCGGCTCCATGGTACTTCAGACAATTCAACAAAGCTCTTAGCCAACGCGGACAAACCGAACGCTAAAGTCGCTATAGCAACAACCCTTCCTGAGAAAGTCTTAGAGAATGACACTAATCTATTACCGAGGCCCTCAACCGAACCAAGAGGGTCAGAGAGTTTAGCTAAGTCTTTTAAGGCATCCAGTAAGCCACCAAGCTTATTCGAAATCTTAACTGCTGCATACATGCCAGTTAACTGCATTAACAGTGAGACCATATCTTTCATTTCAGGACTCGTTAACGACTTAACAATGTCATGTATTGATTGTGAAATTGCTTCCCAACTGATTGAAGCGAACGCCTGTGCACCAGCTGATAGGTCAGCAAAGATTCCAGCATTGTCCGTTGCTGGTGACTCAAGGAACTCCTTAACAAATTGGAACGCAGTCTTAACATCCTCACCCATTGTTGAGAACATCTCTCCAAAACCGCCAGCTTTGAAAGCATCATAATACTTAACGATATGCTCCCAAACTTCAGTTAGAACATTCTTGATAGCTTCAAACGCTTTCCTCAGAGTCTCATGCTCACCCAAGAAACCAGTTACGGCTTGCTTTGCGCTATCCATCGACTTTCCAAAGTCTGTTACGAGACCGACCATAAAGTTCCACGCATCCTGTACTGGCGGAGCAACTGCTTTGTACAGCGCAGTTCCGAATTCATCCAATTCTTTGGCGATGTCTGGAGGTAGCAATGAAAATATAAAATTTTTGATAGCGTCAAAGCCGCTTGAAATTGTGGATCCAGCCAGATTCATCAAGCTGCCGAACACATCACCATTAAACCATCCAGTGTTCATTAAGCTTTTCAAGTCAGAGAAGTTTAAAGCACCATCTTTAAATGACGCACCAAGAACACTCAGGTATTTACCAAGGCTCTTCAGATTTGACAAGAACCCAGACTTTCCAACGAAGACTTTGAGTGTGTTCCATAAGCCTTGTAGTTTCTTACCAAGTGTACTAATAACACTCAGAACGGTTCCTTTGACCCAACTAACAGCGCCATAGGCAACGTTGAACACAAACCTAATTGCATCAGCTATACCATGCAGGATTGACGCAATGAGCTTGATGCCGTTGAACCCGGTGTCAAGTGTCTTTCCAGTAAGCCACATGAAGATTGACTTAACAAAGTTATAAACTGACCGCAATGACCGCCATAGTCCGCCGCCAATAGCTCCAATGATGTCAAAGATGACACCAAGAATGTCGTATAATCCATCGAAGATTACGCCGCCCGAGCCCTTAACTAACTCCGCGAACGTATCGAAAATCTTCAGGCCAGTTTTACCGATTGAGTTCAAGAAACTATCAGGAATATTTGACATGTAGATGAACGCTTGCTTAATTTGGTCTCTGATACCACTGCCAAACTTCTTAATCCATTCACTGATGACTGAGTCATGCATATCTAGTCCGATCCGCGTATGGAACCCTTCACCAGTTCCGCCGTTTTCCTCACTGCGCCCTAAACGAACCCAACTATTAGTGAGCTCCTTAGTAACTTCGGTCCATGGTTTAAATAGCTTCTTAATGCCAGAGAATGCATCTTTTATGCCATCAAGATTGAAATTAGCAACTGCTGAGATTAACTGGTTAAAAGGATCTAAAATAATGCCAATTAACTCGTTAATCTTAGATAGTGGTGCAGCCAATAATGACAGCGCTGTTGAAATCTTGGTAATAATTGTATGAATAACCCTAAGCGGTGATAAAGCCACTTTGAGTAACGAAAATATAATTCTTACTGGAGGCCCAATCAGGTTTGCCAGCACTGAAGCCACCGTTTTGATGACACCTGTCAACTTTTTGAAGTTTGAACTGATGTCGGCTAAGAACATTGCTGTGCCTCTCGTGTTCGGTGCAAAGACATCCCTGAATGCGTTGACTACAGCTTCAACAATTACCTTGAAAGACTGGTATATGTTTGATAGTCCTTCAAGAACGTCGTTGCGGCCGCCAAACTCTTTCCACATCAGCAACATATCGTTACGGAAATTGCCAATTGGGCCTGTAATGCTTGTTACCTCGTCCTTAATTCCTGTGAACAGCGCTTTCGCTTCATCCAAATTACCGACAAGAATCTCAAAAGTCTCAGACCATCCGGAGCCGATGTCTTCTTTAATAGTATCAATCATCTGCCCCCAAGTCTTGACACTGGTTGTGGCTTCATACGCTTTCTTACCAATTTCAGTAGTAACATCTGATACGTGCTCGAACGTGGTCATCATTACATCGGTATTCATCCATTGATCGGATAAACCCTCTTGGAACATGGCTTCAAAACCGTATTGTTTTCCACTTTTAGTTTGGTACAAATTGTCGTTAATCTTCTGAATAACACCAAGCTGCTGCGCAACGGCAATCAGTTCCTTCTTCAACTCGATACCGCCAATGCCTGTGTTGGTCATTGTCTTCCAGTCAACTCTTTGCATATATCCCATTGATAATGCTTGAGTCAAGTTATATAATGCACGTTTAGTAGCGTTGTTATCAGCACCTACTAAACCAGCGGCATTACTCATACCTTTAACAGCAGCAGTCGCTTTGTCCAAGTCAATACCCATCGTTGTAAACTGGGACATTGCGGTGGTCATGTCACTGAATGAATATATGGTTTTATCAGCATATTCGTTCAACTGTGCCATGGACTTATTAATGTCCTCTAATGCATACCCGGCGCCAACCATTGTCTGAATGGAACCCATCTTAGTGTTATACTCGCCCCAACCGTCACGGATTGCTGACGTAGCTGTCCTAAATATGTTTTGCCCCATGTTAATGATTCCATCAGATATACGCCACATTAAACGCTGCTGAAATGTTCCAAGGAAATCAAAACGGCTGGCAATTTTATCGATGCCAGCAGCCATGCTATTCAAGTTGTCTTTAATATCACTAGACAGTGTAGTTTTCAGCTTGTTAAAAGTGTCAATAGCATTGTACGCGCTTCTTTGAAACTCACCAGATTCTAAGGTAAGTCTAGCGATGACCTCATCAACTGGTCTTGAATCAGGCATCTTTAATCACCGCCTTTATATCGTTTATAGTTTCATCGTGCATGTCGTCCATAGTTCTCGAAACAAAATGCGTTGGTGGAACATAACCACCAGTTCCTGTGCCGTGCCCGTACTCTAGTAGCATTGGAACCGGTGCTGCACGGCCTGCAATTTCATCAGCATGAGCTGAGTTAGTAATCTCAGAGACTAGATTACCGTTGTCACCGATTCGAACTTTATATCCCCATGAATCCTTTGTTTCGCCAGAATCCACAGGTGTGTTGTCTCTTAGCGCATCAACTAGGCGCTCAGATGCACGTGTTAAATTCCTTCTTCCATCAATTCGGTAGTATTTGTTGAGTACTTCAAGGCTCTTTCTAAAGTCGCCTTTTATCTTAACGCCCATTATCCGCTACTTCCCGTAGCTGCTCTACGAGCCTTGTTAATCTCATGGTAGCTCTTGGCCGTAGCTCGGCGTCCTTTCTTCTTACCTTTTCCAGCCTTAGGGTCTTGCAAGATTCCGACACAGCTAATCAGCATCATCAGCCTTCCAATCTCCCAAGTTTCGCACTCAAATGGAATCCTACCGACTGCCATATAGGCATAAATTAATTCACTTGTGTAAACTTGCTTACAACCACCCTTTTGATTCTTGGGCAGTGTTGTAGCAGTGTGTGATTCACTCATGTATTGATTCAAAATTTTTGCTAAATCTGGAGTAATGTATGCTTTGTCAAACCCTTCATCCAAGCACATGAATGCGTAGTAGTCAATTGACTGCTCCTGTGTTAGCTCTTGCTTCTCAACTGTTGGAAAGAACTTAAGGCAGTGCTTCGCTTCCCACTTTGCAATCGCTAGTAGACAGTGCTCGAATCGAAATACTCCTCCGGGGAGCGTCTCAAACTGTTGTGTAACACTGTTAAAAGCCTCAACGGGCTCAACTTTAATCTTAATCATATGCTCCTCCGAAAATATAAATTTTAAAAGAGCCCCAAAGTAAATTGAGGCTCTTGTGCAATGCTTAGTTTCCTTGTAAGATTGCGATTACATCATCTGGTAATAACAGATGGGAATCTGTTCCCTGGTTGTTTCCAGAGGCGTCAGTACCGTACAATGCATCAATTAATTTCTGGTACTTTGTGGTATTCTCTGTGGTTTTAGTAATTTCAAAGTAAGCTGTTGGCTTATAACCATCTTCTGATACAGGCATTGGTACTGTCTGATAGTCGAATGAAAGCGTCATTGCTTCAGGCGAGTCGTTGATTGTCTCATAGGACTTTTCAACTGGGTCGCAAGTTGCGTTCCAAACAATGTGCAACTTTTCAGAGAAGTCAGCACCTTCTTCGTCATTCCCAACCTGGGTAATGTAGCAGCCGCTGAATGGGCTCTTCTTCTGCTGAGCGAAGAAACCGCCTGCTCCGCCGTCTTTATAACCCATGCAAGCATTGAATTCATCAGGATATGTGAAGCATTCAATGTTTCCGTTTACGTTTTCAGCAGCACGTAAAGACAAATACTTAATATTGTCTGCATACTGATCATTTGCGTCTCCGCCATCAGGTGACACGTCCCATTTAGTTAAACCGTTCCAAGGAACGCCTGTAATTGTGTTTTTCGGAGAACCTGGAAACAGTACACCATTCTTAACACCGGTTTCAAAGAAATGTTCACCAACTTTGTCAAATACTAACTTAGACATAATTTCCTCCTATCGCTTAGTTACAACACGGCAATTCACAACATAGTGATGCAAATTGTCGGCAACAAATCGTCTTCCAGAATAGCTAGCAATGTATGGAAAAGAATCCACCAACTCATACGGTAATGCTGAATCGCCATCAGTAGTGATAATCTTAATCTCGTATTCGTTGTACCGTAAATATTGCAAGTCGTCTGCGTGTTTAACCGCAAGACTTGTTTCTTCATACACAATGCACGGGTACAGCATCTTTACATTTGCTGGAGGAGTAAAATATACCTCTTTAAGCCCATGTTCCGTGGCAAACAGCTTTAGTTGTTGATGAAACTCAACTCTAGATCTAATCACCTGTCCACACCTCGCTAACTGTCAGAATTAATCTTGGCCATTGAAATGTCATTGAATTCACTTTAAGCTTTAGGCCTAAGTACTCAATGTACAACGGCGTAATAGCTTGCGAATCTTCACTTAGAATCGTCATCAAACTAGGTGACGCTAAGAAACTGAACCGCATCGAGAACGTTAAGTCCTCGTTTATCTTTTCACCGGTAAGTCTGGCAGTGTTGTCCTGATAAAAATCCCCGGCAATTGGGCACTTTTGGATTTCACGCTGCCAGATACCAGTGTCATCAGCGAACTCTTTGACTAGGGCCAGCGTTCCACTGAATTTACTCATGAAAATATAAATTTTCTAGTTGCCAGTTTTGAACACAATTGCAGCCTTCGGAGTGTTTAACGCACCAGCAACACGTCCTTCAATTAAGTACTTATGCTTGTTGAAATCAATGTCGAAGTCCTCATAAGTCTGGCTTCTTCCTTTGTTAGGAGCTGCTAATTCATAGTCTTTCAAGTTAACCATGATAGCCTTTCCAGTGTTGTCTAAGAAATCTGGAGTTACAATCTTGCCAACGCCAATCTTAGAAGCTAAGGATTCGCGGGATAAGATGTCACCGAACAGATACTTACCTGTGTCGTCCTTCAGTAACTGCACCTGAACCAACAATGCTTCATCCATGTACATGTCAGGACGGCCAGTTCCTTTGTAGTTGTTGACTTTAGAAGTCAAAACCGTTTCAATAAAGTTCTTAGCTGTTACTCCACTAACCTGAGTAACAAACGCGGATACGTCTGTTGTAATTGGACGAATCTTGTCTTCTTTGATTTTATCTGGGTCTGTAGATTCACGTCCATCTGGAATGAAGATAGCTCTTGCTAATTCGTATCTCCACATCTCACGCATTTCACCACGTAACCAAGACACGATATCAAAGTCAGTAATATCGATGATGTCATCGTTATCTAAGCTCTGCTTTTTATAGATGGTCTGAGGGAATGTTTCTCGGTTCCAATGACCGAAGCTTTCTTCAAACTTCTCTGCACCCTTAACATAACCCTTTGCACGGGCCTGGGCACCGGTTAAGTCTGCCCAACGGCCACGAATGGTGTGTTTAGGAGTTGTCTTAACTGCTGCTAAGATGGAGTCAACCATTGAAGGTTCTTCTGGTCTGATGAACTCAGGAGCGCCGGTTGTAACTTCAACAGTTAACAATTCGTCAATGTTGTTAACACTGTGCTGAATCATGGCTTCTTTTAATGAGCCTAATTTCTTTGCATCTTCTAAGACACTTGCGCAAAGCTCAGAATGCTTTAACTGATCGTCTGCTTTGCTGTTAAATACGTTCTGTTTCATACCGTCTTCACTGTCCTCCTCTTTCTCGTTGTCAGTGTCGCCGTCATCGGCATCTCTGGTCAGAATGTCAATAATTTTGTCGTTCACTTTGTCAATCGCCTCGTCAGATAGTGCATCAAATACGTCTTCGTCTTTTACATCCTTGCCAACAAGCCCCTTAGCATAAGAGAACACTTCGGCAAGTTCTGACTTGGAGAGGCTATCAGTAATCGAATTTGCTAAATCTGCAGCTTCTTGTTCCGCAGCGTGCATGAAGTCTTCGTCCATGTTGTCCTCCTCATAGTCGTCGTAGCTGGCAGCATGAAGCACGTTGTCCGTATAGACAATAGCGCTAATCTCGTCATCCTGATTTGCGTCTGAGTGCTGAATGGACTCTACGATTGTTGCGCCCGGATTAGCGCCAGCCAGTACTAAGCTGACTTCATAAATATTTCCGTGGATGACGTCTCTGCCGTTCAATTTCTTAACACGATTCGCAGCGATTGACATGGACACAATGTCTCCATGCTTAATGGCTTTCTCAGCACTCGCAGCCCTTTCACTATCGTTAAAATATCCGTATCCGTAGGTCCCTTTGTCTTTGTGTTCTAGCATTACATAACCTAGAACGTTCTCTGGGCTACTGCGGTCGTGTTCCCATACCAATGGCACTTTCTGGCCATCGTTGTCCTTAAAAGCCCCTTGCCGAATCACAAGGCCATCAGAGCATAAAATATCATTCTTAGTGACCCATCCGGCAAAGTCGTACTTACGATTTGGCATCCTTTTCCTCCTCTGCTTTGATTGTTTCTCGCATGTTAGCATCTTCCTGCTGGGCAATAGAATTCGCGTTCATACCGCCAGAAGAAGCATCCATGCCTTGCTTGTTGTCAGCCATGTTCGGATTGAAGAGCTCGTTTGCTCTCGGGTCGTCAGATGGCTGGAAGCCTAACAGCTGTCGAATTTCATTTGAGGTCAGAATAGAGTTACGGCGCAGAGTATCAGCCATCGAAGCTAAGGCGGAAGTCGTGACTAGCTTAAACGGGTCCACATAATAGACAATGTCTTGGCCCTGCGTTCTAGCTGTCTTGGTCAAGAATTTGCGTTTAAACTCCAGACAAACACGCTTAGCAATCGGGTTGATAGTTCGGTCATAATATGACCTACGCTCCTCCTCCGGTGCTGTTCCGTCAAATATGCGCTTGGTTAAGCCCAACTGATTGAACAGCTCATTACTCAAATATTCAATCTCTTCAAGCAAATGGTTCTCCACCGCTCGGTTCAGCTGCGTGATACGTTCAGTACCGTCAATGTAAGCAATGCCATACTTGTTCTTAGTAAGCTGCTCTTGGATTGCATTGATTCGCATCTCTGCTTCCTTCTGTTTTGTCTCATGCTTGATGACATACGGTAGCTGCAAAATAAGGTCAAGCTTGTTTGAGGCATTGTTTTCATCGATGGTGTCTAATAGTTGTAACTTTCTAACTAATCGTTTCAACGTTGAGTTCGGTGCGTTCAATACTGAGTACAGAGGGTTCTCAATGATTGCACACGCTGACTTTTTGATAAGGACTTCTTCGTCCCGTCCTGTGGCGTCGTTGTACAGCTGAACTCGAACCGATTTTGGATACCATTGCATAATCCTGCCGACTCGCATTGACAAAATATCAAATCCTCCGTCATTCGGATTCAAGTTAGTATCCACTGGTACGACAGCTACAACACCTTCATCCATCATGGAAATAATCAAGTCTTGCATGAACTCAATCGACGATTGGTCAATGTTAGCTTCTAAAGTAATACAGTTGTTCAATCCACTGGTCATCTCTTTCTCGGTCTTCGGATTATCATCCATCTTAATGTGATGGAACTCAACCATTGAAAAATCAATCGCAATTCTAGTCACAATTGTGTCAATGATTGAGCCCTTACTGTATACAGTTGGACGATAAGCCATAGATCCACCCCAGCTGCTAGTATCAGCTAGTAAGCTAGCGCCTGGTGGAGACCGAAAGACATTCCAAGCGTTCTTTAGTCTATCCCAGATGCTCATTGGTAACCCTCCTGGTGTCGCTTGTATGCAATCCATGCGTCTAGCAAGGCTGCAACACTATCTATCTTCTCGTCAGACCGTTTCTTGGACAGTTTGTAGTTTCCATTGTTGTCAATAATCGCTACAGCGTTACCCATAGCGAACTTCATCAGTTCCTCGTCAAATATCAGTGTTCTGTTCATAGCTAGATTCTTCACTTCGCCCATTGGGACTGATTCAGTTCGTGAACCCTGAATAATCTTGGTAACTCCATAGTCACCGTTCTCTGTTACCCAGCGATTCACAAAATAATCAGCGTTATACGGGTCGTAGCCAAACGTCTCAATGTCGTACTTGTGTTTGTAAATAAAGGCATCTAAGTCTTCATACACTAGTGGCATACTTAAAACACCGCCCGGCATAATGACTAAGGTGTCTTCGTTAACAAAATCTTGATACTTAATCCTCATGGCTTCAGGGAGCTTTCTTACTTTGCTTTCAGATACATAAGCTCTAGTCTTAGCACCGTAATAATCTCCGCCCATTGGAAATAAGAACGTGAACGCACAGAAGTCGTCTCCTTGTGAAAGGTCTGCGCCCATAGAACACGTACACCCATCGAAGTTCTGAGCTGGATGCGGAAGCGTCTCCTCATACGCAAAGAAATATGTGTAGCCTTCAACCGGAATCCCGAATCTCTTCGCTAAAATATCAGGTCTTTTGGTTAGGTCATTCTCTGCTAATCGAACGTCTCTCCAATATGTCTCGTATGAAACTGTGGCTCCCAAATTAGGGTTGGCCTTTCTCCACATCTCTGGCATTCCTACTTCGCTAACATCATCTAATCGGTAATACCAAATAGATGTGTGGTAGTCTTCGTAGTCGCCTCTCAGAATCTTGTCAAGGTTAAGCTTAATTGAGTCACCAACGCCATCACGAACGGTTCCCTCAGATGAGGTAGCGATGATAATATAATCGTCTACGTCACCTTTGGTAGCACCCTGCTCAAGTGCACCAATCGGATCCTCACGAATAACACCGGACAGCCATTCATCAACCGTACTAACTTTACAACGCAAGCCCTGAAGCTTATCGATTCTCATAGGCCTAATCTTAATGATTGAGTTGGTCATGAAGTTCTCGATACCCTTCTTAGTGCTGGCGGTTTTCTGCTTGTTGACGATGTTGGTGGATAGCTTGTTGCCTTGTGTCATGAACTTGAGGTACGGCCCTCTTGCAACAGTGATTGCGGTTCGAATTGGCTCTAGTGTTTCCTCTGCCTGCTCTGTTGTTGGCGCTGTAACAATCTGCTGAGTAGTCGTGGTGTCCATATACAAAAAGTACGCCTGTATAAACGAAGCGTACATTGACTTTGCGGCACCACGGGCCACTATTAAATATTGCACATTGACCAAACGCCGTAGAACTCGACGCTGCTCAAATCGTTGTGTTCGCTGATTGAAGAAGCTTTCGTCCACATAGTGGTACCAAGCTAACAATGATTCAGCCCAAAGTTTGAAAGACGGTAATAAGATGACTGGGTCACCGTTAGTCAGTGTTAACTCTGTTTCACAAAACCCGGCAAACCTATCGACTGCTTCGTCATCGTAATAGTACTCGGGGGAAGCAATCAAATGGTCAATACGGTTCATCTCAAGTGAAATCCAGTAATTCACTGGCTCGACACCAGCCATTACCTGCGACCTAAAACGACCGTATTCTATTGGTACGGCTGTATTAGATAGCATAAATATCACCGCTTATGCTACAACAGAAACTGATGCTGCCGGTTTGTCGGAATCTTGTTTCTTCGGAACTAATCCTTGGAAGAATGCCCTCATGGACGCTTCGTTTGTGAGTAACTCCTCAAACAATACAGAATATGCAATAGAGTACTCGAAACTTTCGCGAACGGCTTTAGTCTTAACAAATGCTCTTCCGTCTGGGCTCTTCTCACCATATGAAGACAAGATCACATCTTCAACCATCGTAACCATAGCTTCGGTGTCTTTGATGTCCATCAGGTGTTTTGCGTACTCTTCCAAGTCTTTGTATCCGCCTTTTGTATAGCGGGCAAACAAACGAGTCTGTTCAACAGATGACAGGTTGAAATATAAACTTTCAGTAACCTTGTCACCATTGTAATCAACGTAACTAATTTCCTTCTTTAACATACGAACCTCCTATTTTTGATATGTCTTCTTGTATGTGTGTTTCTCTTTTCCAAACCAACCCTTCTTGTCAACTCTAACTTCTTGCTCGGGAACTCCTTGCTTAGACAGAGTGACTAGGTTTGTCTTAATCGATTCTTTGTAAATGCCTTCGATTTTGTTAGCGTACTTTTCGTTGTCATTTTGAATAGCCTTCTCAAGAGAGTCCAGCAACTTCTGCTCTTTCTTAATCGCTCGATTCAACAAGAAGCTGCTTTTACCTTTGGTCGCTAAAACATCGGCTCTGGCTGTCAGACGATTTAACGTGTCTTTATGCCTGTCACGTTTTGCTGTGGCAGTATTGAGTTTGTTCTTTGCGGCGGTCTGCAGAGCGCTTCGACGATTTGACTCAGCATTAATCCTGGTCTTCTCGATGTCCAGCTCTTTACCTTTGTTGTCTTGAATTTTGCCCGCAACTTCCAATTCTTTCTTTTGCAAATCTGCTTGCATCTTACGTTTACCGTAATCTGTACTTCCGATTGCATAATCAAGAATCTGCTTCGGAGCCTGTTCTGCCAATCCCTTCAAAGCGGTGTTCACAAGCTCTCGTCTTGCTTTTCGATTAGCTTCTTTCTGGTCAGGATAGACTGCATTGTAAGCATCGTTGTATTGCTTAATTAGCTTCATTCGCTCATTACGGTCTTTAAGCTCTTGAGTAGTCATTTCTTCAGCTTTACCGTTATGAAGCTTGTTAATATACTCCTTCTCTTCCTTAGCCATTCGATCGGCTTCTTTCTTGTTGTCACGAATGCGCTTGTGCTCAGCTTGAACTGCTTCTGCTTTGGCTTTAGCTTTGTTGATGGTATCGACTGTTCGTTTAGTGGCTTCAACCGCTTTAGTTTTAGCATTCTCCTTAACTTGGTCTAGCTTCTTCGTTCGCTTATCGCTACCTGGTTCTGGAGCACCATTTGCATACCGCGCATGTTCTTCCCAGTCGCCAAAAATATGCTTGTACCAGTGTGCACCTTTGTGCTGGTGATGTTGAATAACAGAGTGAATAAGTTCGGCTTCTGTTGACTGCTTAGTATCATAGTTCCAACCTAGGGCAAATGCTAACTCGGCCCCAACGAAATCCGTGTCTTCAGGCATTGGCGCAACCATGTGATTATCATCAAATCGCTCGTAATTCTTGTCATCCTTAACATAATGCTCGATTGCTTTAGCGTAAATATCAGAAAGCGCCAAATAGTCGATTGCAAGCTTCCGTCTCTCAGATGGATCTTTCGATTTAAACAAGAACATTCGCTGCTGTTCAGCAACTGTTGAAGCTTTTTTAAGTACTGATCCGCTAGTTTCAGTATTAAGAGGAACCCGTTTCTTTTCGCCGGTCCTTTTGAAATGGTCATTGTCTAGAAACTCTTTCTGAAATTCCTTTGACCGTTTCTGGACCTCCTTGGTAACTTTTCTAACGTCTTCCTCAGTTGCATTAGTCAAGTACGCGACGTTTTTGACAGAGCGCTCAGCGGTACAGTTTTCGCGAGCTTGAGCAAGAGCATGCTTACAGTCATCACGGTTAATCTGCTCTTTTGTTCTCGTCTCGAACTTCATGCCTTGTGTTGGCGGTTTGAATTTCTTGCCGCCCTCGTTATAGTCGCCGCGGGCTAAACCTTGCGGGTCGGTATATACAGCTTTAACTTTCCGTGCAACGCTTTTAACCTTGTCCTTGGCAGCCATCAAATGCTGATACCACTTCATTCCTTTGACACCATAGTGTTCGAAAGTATCCGAATGGTAAATCTCTTCTTCAAATTTATGTAATAGAACTGATTTAACTAGC